GGGGTATTTGTCGATCTGGTATTCGCTGACAATCAACTAAGTGCAAAGACAATTTGTGCATCTTGGCAGGGGCAAACTGTATGTGATGCTTTTCTAGAATTAATTGAACCAGAGAGTATGGAGTTTGGCTCACTATGTTAAACGAATGAAATGAGAGATAGGGGCTGGCGGTAAAGACCTGCGGTTATAAGATTTCAAACCTGCATTTATCGCATTTTTCGACCAAAACTGGCTGCGGCCAACAGGTGCCTTAAACTCGGTGAGTCACTGAGGTAAATAAAATCGTTCGGGATAGTGTCCAACAAACGAGGGTTTGTTGGACGTTCTCATGACTGTATGTTTTTTGTTCAAAACTGTGATATTCGGCGTTCTTTTAATCTATCCACTTTTCTATGTTCCGATATACTGCTTTTTAGCGTGATACGCTAAACCAGACGGGCTGTGTTCGTTTGAAGATACCGAGGTGTGCGGCCGCATGGATGAAATCCACCGTTTTAATCCGGCGACCTTTGTCGGTAAATTTCAGCGCTTCATGCAGTGCCGAAGCCAGGTTCATCTCTCTTTTCATGCTGCTACCTGCTATGGATTACTAAACTGTTGTGAGCTGCTTGATCACTGTCGCTTTCTCCGGGCTGATACTGCTTTTCATCTCACCCGCCAATTCTGAAATCCATATCAGTGCTATCTCTTTATCTCTTGCCTGGCTCTCATAACAAACCCCAAGGCGGGCGATGAGCTCAATACGTTCCAAAATGACCACGTCTTCCACTGCTGGTAAATGCACCCTACTTTCCTCCGATGCTTACAATTAACTGTATGCATATACAGTATTAACCATTGATTCTCATTGCGCAACTGATTATTCGAAGCTTGCCCAATCCTTAACCGGCTCATACTGCATTGATATATCACCAAATTTGACTTTAGTGCCACGCGCTAACACTTCCAGTTCCCAACGTTCGGCCTGGATACCCTGCTGCACCAATTCTGAGTTAATCCGAGGGATCCGAGCACGCTCATCAGGGGTTAATCGGGCCGATGGGGCTACCGTTCGACCTCGATACGCGTTGTTGCTACGCTGTGCTCTGTTTACCTGTGGTGCATTAGCCCTAATTCGCGCCATAACAGACCGTGTAACGGTCGTATCATTCCAGTCAATTGGGGTTTCCGGTGGGTGTTCCAGCACCGCCACGGCCTCTACAGGCTCCTTATCCTGCTGATCTGTCGCCTCATTGCTGCCGACCAACCCACAGTTATTGACAGGACTCCGAGGCGCGCCAGAGGCGCTTTTTAAGGTCAAGCCCTCAAGGTCAACAGCCTTTGCGACGATGCGCCATTGGGTTGTGCGGGTTTCATGAATGTGTGAGCTACCCAGGTGCGGGGCGAAAATGCCGATCACCTTCTGCACTTCTTCATCGTAGGCATTGAGCTCGTCAGCGACATGACGAGCAACACGCACGGTCTGTTCCTTACGGGGGACATTAGCCCCGCCCTGCGCCAGGATGTAGGCGGCAAAATCTCCGGCATCCGCAGCAGCGCGGACGGCCTCAACGCTAGCGTCAAAGTCATCAGCCAGGCTGATAGAGCGGATGCGACGGCATTCGCGGTAAGCGCCCATGGAAGGCAGGCCGATGGAGTGGAATTGAGGAATACGCCAGGTTGAAGCCCAGGCGGTAACGGCGGCGGCGGTCTCCGTCAGCAGCTCACCGGTTTCATGGTCGCGCTCACCGTCCAGGGCATAACCATCGATATTTTTTGCGATGTACTTCGCAATATAACCCGCCGCGCCGCCCTTATTCAGGTGCTTGCAGTCAAAACGGTTCTTCGCTGCGCCGCGTTCGTCGCCATCTTCGGCCATGGCATAACGGCGCATGATATCGATCACCCGTTGGCGCTGTTCTTTGGTGGTGAACAGCATCATGTGCCAGTGCGGGGTTGCATCGTGATGGGGCTCAACGACTCGCACGCCATAAACCTGCAGATCATTATCTTTAAACGCGGTACGGATCTTACTCCACAGCTTGACCAGATAACGCTGGCCGTCTTTGGGTGTGTAAGCTTCGGCATCCCAATTGTGGTTAAACTGCACCTTGGGATTGGTTTTGCCGAGGGTGCGCGTCGGATGGTATTTGGAAGGCGTAGTGATGGTGATAAACAAGCCCTTATGACCATACTCGGCAGCCGCTTTTTCGACACCGGCAATCATCGCCATTAACTCCATCCGACGGATCTCCGGGTTGGAGATACTCGCCATCACCTTGTCGATAAGACTGATACGTTCGCCGGTGTCGGCGTTCTCCAGTTCACGGCTGTTCAGGTAATCCAGATTGGACTGGCGGCGGGCTTTCACTTCGCGGATCGCCTGCTTGCTGGCGTAGGCTGAAACTCCCCGGTTCACATTACCCACCGCGATCAGCAAGGCTTCACGCCAGCGAGTGCGCTGCGCTTTCAGTTGGCGTTCCCACCACTCGGCATTCACCAACCGTGACAGACTGGCAACCGCTGACTGAGTATCCAGCTTGCCTTTACGGTATTTACGCCAGTGCATCGGGGTAACATTGAAAGCGCGGGCCATCCCTGCAACCTGGGAATAAAACGTTGCCTGGATACCATCATCTAATAGGCCTGTATTATCACCGCCGTTCTCAGCCAGAAACGCTTCGCAATAACGCTCATAGTTCTGCATCAACTGCCCGGCGATCCGGTCAGCAAAACGCTTCAACGCCTTATCATCCATTCCCGGCAAGCTGGCGTAGTTATCCAGTTCCGACATAAAACAGGGTGATGCATGGAGATCCATCGCATTTTTATCGTTAACGGTTTGGATGCGGGGCCAGATACGGCGATCAAATTGCAGCACCAGCCACTTGTTGGCATCGTGCAGTCCTTTGCTTTTCAGCAGGTAATCATAGCGAGACAAAAAGCCCGCACTGAGAAATTGCGGCAGGGAATGGATATTGCGCAAAACAGCTTGCCCCTGAGCGTGCTCCTCACGGGTAAGCGGTCTTACTGGCCCGGCGATCGCCAGGCGCGGTAGGTTCCAGGAATAAGCCCACGGATTGCCTTCAGTCATAAGGTTGCACTTCAGGTCTGCGAGCGTATTCAGCATCGCTTAAATCAGCGGCCCAAAAAAAGCCCACTGCAATAAACAGCAGGCTGAAAACGATGATGAAACCTGTCATGCCTGCACCGCATAATGGCGGCGCTTGGCTTCACGCTGGTGCTGACAGGTTACGCAGGTTTCTACGCCCAACAGGGCAATGCGGCGAGCTTCGGGGATCGGTGCATCGCAGTCTTCACATTTAAAAGCCGAAGGCATAACAGAGGATTTACGGGCATTGGCGATCTGTGCGTCCATGATCAGCGCTTGACGCTCTTGTGCGATATCCATGAGGTCAGCCATCAGTGCAGCTCCTGCGCTTTGTGTTCGATGGCTTCAGCCTCTTGGCGCAGTAACTCCACGGCCTCGATAGCGTTCAAGCCGTTTTGTGCAATATGCGACGCCAGACGAACCAGGCGAGCGGCGGCCACTTCCGCCTGATTTTTACGTTCATCAAGGCGAGCGGTATTGAGCAGCACGATCACCCTGTCGTGATCCGACTCATTGCCTTTATCAATACCGATAATGTGTTTATTCATGGGGTCAATTCCTCAATTCAAGCAAAGCGATGCCCGGCGGGTTTACGCCAGAATGTCGCCATGGGGGTTAATTACTGTTTAATTCGCAATCATCATCACTGATGAAACGCGGTAAGGTTTTTGATAAATCGATCAGATCATTCAGCGCCCAGATGATTTTCTGGCGCTCGGTGTAGCTCATTTCGGCAAACGTCATGAGTACATGGCGGGCTTTCAGCTCGGCATGAAAACAGATTGTCTTGCGGATATGCGGTGGCGATTTATCAAAAGCCTCTTGCGCCACGTTTTTCCTGTAGGCAAACAGTTCCCGCTTGATCTGGGAAATGCGCTTAATGCCGATAGCTTTTTGTGTGTCTGTTGCCAGTAACATATCAACCCCAATTAACGGCAGAACAAACGGCGCAGCAGTGGCGCAGGTTTAGCAGTGGACAGACAGCGCAGTAATGCAGCCTGATCGTGATATGGCCGCCAGCATTTACCGCCCGGCAATTCAATGAAACCATGCTCAAAATGGCGTGATGGGCTTTGGCGTTTTAGCAATGGAGCAATCGAGATAGGCATAGCTATAACCTCAACTTAAACCGGCAACGGCACCCAGGCCACTAATCACATCAACGGTAGAGGCTAGTGCTGGGGTTGATTGGATACGGTTTTGAACGGTCAGGCCGATCAGTGACAAATGGCGGATCGCAGTGTTGACGCTTTCCAGCAACGCAGACTTGCGGACAGGCGTTTTATGGTCGCCTTGTACCGCAGCGGCAGCGATTGAGCCCATCGCTGCGGTGGCATGAAGGGCATAGGCTGGAATATTGCCAGCACTAGCCTCATTGACTGGTACTGAAGGCATACAGTTAATCTGTGCCAGCATGGCATCAAGCAGGCTGGAGTCTTCTGTAGCATCGGTAATCGCCAGCAACTCAGCGCAAGTGAGTTGATGCGGTTGCCCTGGACTCAACTTGTTGCGCAGCGTTTGTGCATTCATACCAACCTGTTGTGCTAACTGCGTTACGTTATGGCGCGCCGGGAACTGACGACAGGCTTCTTCGAAGTGCGGATGTTTAGAAACGGCATAATCAAACATGTTTAGCTCTACTCTAATCGTTAAGATAGATTAAGCCTGAAGGGCGACGTTACATTCACTCAAAGCTTGTACAGTCAGAGCTGCCATGTTCACTTCAATCAGCCCTTTCTTTTGCTTACCCTTCGGTTTGATAGGTAGTTTTCCATATTCGATCAGGTTCTTAGCTGTTTCTTTATTGGTACCGGTACGACGGCAGTACTCATCTAGCGGGAGATAAGGCTCAGGGATGATAATTGTAATGTTAGGTCGCATAAGGCAAACTCTCTTGATTAGCGCCAGATACGGTAATATCCGGCAATATGAGTCTAATTCAAAACAACACGGAGATTACTTAGATTAACTCTAAGTGTCAATATCAAAAATGAGCAAACACCTAAGCTTTGATTTCCCTAAGTCAACTTCAGAAGCTCTCGATAGGGTCGTAGCCGCCTACGGTTTCAGCATGAAAATGCAACTTGCAGAACACTTAGGTATTGCCGCCAGTAGCTTATCAGCCAGATACAAACGTGATGTTTTTCCAGCGGATATAGTTTTGCAATGTGCTCTAGAAACGGGAACTAGCATCGAGTGGCTGGTGACTGGTAAGGAAGCTGATTTTCAAGAAACCAAACCAGATGCACTAAGTCTAATTAGAAAAAAACTAATCAATGGTCAACTTCATGACGCTGATAAAGTCCTATTCGATAAAGGGATATTCTTGGATCCCAGCAATCTCCCTACCTCTCCAATGTGCTTAATCGACGGCAGCATTCAATACATCGTTGATGAGAAATATAGCGAGGTGCATGACGGATTATGGTTAGTCAAAATTGAGGGTAAAATAGGCATACGCACACTTACACGAATACCCGTTAAGAAGGTGCGCATCAGCGGCACTGGAGCTGCCTTTGACTGCGATCTGGATGATGTAACTGTACTTGGTTGCGTAGTTTTGACGGTGGAATGAGTAATGCCAGTAAGAAAGCTGCCTGATGGGCGCTGGATAGCAGACTTTTACACCGTTGACCGTAGCAGCGGTAAAGAAGGTAAACGGGTTCGTAAAAGATTTGCCACAAAAGGCGAAGCGCTTGCGTTCGAGAATTATACACTTGCTCAAATTGAGTCAGCACCTTGGCTGGGCGAAGGAAAGGAGAAACGCCGACTCACCGAGTTGGTTGAGCTATGGTTTAGCCGCCATGGCATCACCTTAAATGATGGTGAGAAACGTAAAAGCTCAATGTTATGGGCAGCAGAATGTATGGGCTTCCCGCTAGCCAACGAATTTACTGCTCAACTTTTTACGGCTTACCGCGCTAAGCGCCTTGAAGGGAAATTTGCTCGTACCAAACGCGTTAGCAAAGTATCTCCCAGAACGATGAATCTGGAACACGCGTATTTTTTAGCTGTGTTTAACGAACTAAAAAGATTAGGCGAGTGGTTAGCCCCAAACCCACTAGAAAATGTTCGACAGTTCAAAACTGACGAAAGTGAGATGGCCTTTCTGACAAAAGAACAAATTGATCAACTCTTACATGAATGCCGCAACAGCTCAGCAAAACATCTAGAAATTATTGTAAAGATCTGCCTCGCCACAGGAGCTCGTTGGAGTGAAGCTGAAAGCCTCAAACACTCACAGATATCAACTGGCAAAGTAACATTCATAAAAACCAAAGGAAAAAGAAACCGTACAATTCCTTTATCCTCGGAATTAGTGGCTGAACTTCCGAAAAAGAATGGTGCACTTTTTATTCCCTGTTACTACGCGTTCAGAAATGCACTTGAACGTGCAGAGATTGCTCTTCCGCCAGGGCAGTTAACTCATGTTCTGCGCCATACATTCGCCTCTCACTTTATGATGAATGGTGGGAATATCTTAGTATTGCAACGAATTCTTGGGCATACAGATATAAAAATGACTATGCGGTATGCACATTTTTCACCGGACCATCTAGAAGATGTTCTCTACTATAATCCATTAATAAACAAATGAGACTAACATGGATAATATAACTCAGTTTAGGGATTACATTGATTATTACAAGAAACTTATCGCTCCCGGATACGCAGTTCTCGTAACAGGTGAATGGGGTTCAGGTAAGACGTATCAAATAAAAAAAGCTTTGAATGACGATGAAATGTACTATGTCAGTCTTTTTGACGTTACATCAATAGATGATATTTACGCTTCAGTATTCTACAAAATGTCTCCTGCGAAAGCACTTGCTAAAAAAGCCGCTGGCGGTTTGGGTGATACCAGCCTTGGTACAGAGGCATTTACATTCGGTCTAGGAGGCATTGTAAGTAGCATTGTGAATGCGGCAATAAAAGAGGATGTGAAGAATGATCGCGTGATTGTATTTGACGATATTGAGCGATGTTCAGTCAACATAAATGAAATACTCGGTGCCATTAACAAATACGTAGAACATCATGGATGTAAAGTCATCGCAATAGCCCATGACAAAAAAATAATGGAATCGTTTGATCAGTCGAAAGAAAAAGTAATAGGTCAAACCTTAAGAGTTGAACCAAATATTAGTGAGGTATTTAATTTCTTCACAGATGGCAAAGAGATTCCTGATAAAATAAAAAAGTAATTCTAAATTCTTTCACAGCCTCTGAATGCCGTTCTATGAGAATTTTAAAACACTCTATTAATGATGCCATTAGACTATTGGAATGCCTTGAAAAAAAACATATAGACAATGACGCTGCCATGCATGAAATATTCACTTTCTTTACGGTATTATCCATAGAATACCGATATGGAAAAATAAAAGAAAGCGATATGATTTTTAGAGTGGAAAAATCAATAAAATATCACATTAATAAAAATAAAGATAAAGAAGCACCACCTGCAATTGTACAAATTAGTGAGTCCTACAGTAAAAAAGGGTTAACACTTGATTTAATAAGAAGTATATTGAGCGACGACACGCTAATAAATTGTTTGACAAAAGGTTATTATGACAAAAATAAAATAATTTCCGAAGTAGAGTCTAGCAAATATTTAGCTCCAGAAAACATGGAATCTTGGCTAATTTTAATGAATTTTGATGAACTGCCACACCAAGATGTAAGTTTGGCAATACAAGATATAGATAAAAAATTAGACGAGCTATCAATAGTTGATACAGGAAAAATACTTCATATATTTAATTTAAAATTATTAATGTCATTAATTAACGCTCACAACTTAACTTATCAAGAAGTTTACACTGAACTTAGCCATTATCTAAAGAAGTTATTAAAATATAATTTAATGTCCTTTCCTAACCCTAATAGTAGATTTTCAATATATAGAGAATCCGCCCATGGCTATGGTTATTGGGTACGAGATGAGTATCGAAAAATCTCCAATGATATGTTTAATCTTATTGAATATAATCAAAGGATTGCAATGCAGAGAAAATACCCAGAATATATAAAAGAAATCATTAAAGCCATGAATGAAGATCCTGATAAATTTAAAAGCTTGATATCATCTGGCTACCACGGGCAAGGAGAGTATAGTTATATTGATGTCATGAGATATATCAAAGCTCACAGATTTGTTAATATATGGTTAGATTCTCCTGTTAACCACTGGCAAAAAATCAGAGAAGGTCTGGAGGCCAGATACAACAGTGGTGCCTTGTATAACCAACTATCTGAAGAAAAATTATGGATCAACAGAGTAAACTATATCCTTCAAAAATATGCTGAAAAAAATACTGGATTTGATCGTCTCCGTATCGAGAGACTAACCTGTAACATCGGCTAGGGAAATGTCGCAAAAGTGTCGCATGAAGTTAGGCACATGGCCTTATATTGCCCTCTACTGCCTGCGTAACCCATTGTTATTTAACTAAGTCATTGTTTTTCGGTTGGTCTGAATGGTTCTCATAATCGCTTGGTCACTGGTTCAAGTCCAGTAGGGGCCACCAAATAAAACAAGGACTTACGCTAAAAACGTGAGTCCTTTAGTTTTTCAGGGATACTTATGGGATACCTCAGAGCGGGAACGTTAGGTATCGAAACTGCCTATAGCGGAAAAACATCCATCTCATCAGTGCTTTTGAAGTCTAAAATCCAC